ATAGAGCATTCGCCTTCTAAGCGAACGGTCGGGGGTTCGAATCCCTCCTGAAACGTATTTTTATATCTAAACAAATCCCTATGTATCAAAAACATTGATATATAGGGATTTCTTTTGTTTACAAATCTATTCATTTTTGACCTTTTGAGTACATTTTGAGTAAAAAGAGTACAAATTGAGTACAAATCATTAAAAAATATTCCGAATAACTTCGTTTTCTTCCGCTTCTTTTTCCTTTAAAATATGAGCATAAGTTTGTAGTGTAATTGTGGGGTCAGCGTGACCTAATCGTTTACTAACTGTTAATAATTGGATACCTTTAGAAAGTAAAATACTTGCGTGAGTGTGTCTTAATGCGTGGAAGGTTATTTTCTTATGAACACCCGCTCTAGTTAACGCTCTTGATAAAGCGTAATTCACAGAGTTATTACTCATAACTGGAAACAAACGTTCACCATTTCTGGGGATTAGTTTTAAAATTTCTAACAACTTATCCGATACTGCAATTACACGTTTGGCATTTCTTGTTTTTCCGTCTGTAAATTCTTGCGTGAAACGATAATCAAAACCACGATCTATTTTAATTGTTTTATTTTTGAAGTTTATACAATCCCACGTTAATCCTAAACATTCTCCAAAACGCATTCCAGTATACATAGAAAGCAGCATAACATATCGTGTGGTATAGCTAGGTTGCAACCCTTCTAATAAAGCACGCTCTAAAGCATTAAATTCTTCATAGTTTAAATATTTAATATCTTCATTCTTTGTTAAGTGTTCTTGTCCTTTAACAACAGCTCCTTTTGTAGGGTCGTGCATGATGATTTTAGACTGGATTGCATATTCCATTGTGGCACGTACAGTTTCGTGGTATTTTTTTACTGTTCCTTTCGCTCTTGAATCAGCAAGAGTGTTTAAAAAGTTTTGGTATTTCTCTAATGTAATTTCTTTTAACGGTATATTAAATTCATCTTTAACATATTTTATAATCGTCATATAACGAGCCTTAGTAACTTGCGTTATTGTTCCTTCTTTGAATAAGTCAAACCATTTTTTCATTAAATTTCCTAGTAATACTTTGTCTTTTTCAAACTTCTTACCAACTAGCAATTCGTTTTCTTTTAACACGGATGCATCCTTTGCTTCCGCTTTGGTTCTAAATCCGCTTTGAGATACGTATTTACGCTTTCCGTTATCGTAGTAATAAACACGGTAAGACCACGTTTTTCCTCTTTTCGTAATGCTTGCCATGTTAGGATACCTCCTTAGTATAATTCCATAGCATCTTGTAAATAAATATCGATAAGAATAGATGCAAACATATCTGCTTCTGATTCTATCTTACTTGTATGACGATATTTCATACTCATCAAGTGTGTCGTTCGTGTATTACAATGTAACACAGCGTGACCTAATTCGTGCGCCATTGTATATAACTTGTCATTTTGCGATAAATTCTCATTAATAAAGATAAATTTAATTCTTCTAATCTTAGTGTAGTAGCCTTTAACCTCTCCCAAGTCGGCTTCTAGTAAGTTTATATCCAATTCTTTTGCAATCTTGTACGGATTGCTAGTTTCGAATTTGCGAACTAAAGATAATACTTTATTTTCAATACCCAATATTTACAACTCCTATCATTTCTTATATTTATTTGGTGTAAATTTATCCTTAGCTGCCTTTCTTGCTAATTTAGCAGCAGTTTCTAATGAAAAGATAATCAATTCTCTTGTTTCTTCGGGATATTCTGCAGTTTCTTTGGAATACATTCCGTTATCCAATTCATTTATTAGCTTTTGTATATCTTTTTGTAGATTTTTATCTTCTTTAGAAGATACATTTTTATTAATAATATCTAGAGGGCTAATTTGTAAAATTTGAGCATATTTCTGAATTTTATCACTGCCCATGTTGTTGATTAACCCATTTTCCCATTTTCTAACAGTGCTTTTTCCAACGCCTACAAATTTTCCTACTTCTTCTAGTGTTAGATTCAACGATAATCTTTTTGCTTTCAAATCGAGCATTATAATCGCCCCTTTCATAATGAAAGAATACCATTAAAGTGTCGTAGAAACAACTAAATTTACTCAAATGATAAAAAAAGTTTCAAAAAAGACACATTTTCTTGTTGACATCATTTTTTATCTGTGTTAGTATGAATGTGTCCTAAATGACACAACGAGAAACGAGGTGAAGTAAATGAACTATAACTTGCTGAAAGCTAAAATTGTTGAAAGGGGGCTAAAGGTAGAAGATTTTATTGATGAGATGAACGAGAATATTAACGGAACGTTCACTAAAACGGTTTATCATAGTCGAATGGCTGGTAAAGTTTCTTTCCGTCGGGAGGAAATAGTTGCTTGTAAAAAAATCCTAGATTTATCAGACGATGAAATTATGGATATTTTTTTTGAAGATTAAGTGTCCAAAAAGACACAGAAAGAGGTAAAAATCATGGGTAAAAATAAAAAAGCACCTAACTCTTTCGAATTAGATGCTGAAGTGGATGATTTATTCAGAGAAAAAGTCAATAAAGTTTTGAAAGAAAATCATCCAGTGAAAATAGATATTGATACTATGGTTTCAATTTTTGGGACAACCAATGATGGTATCGTTCAATCAATGAAAGTGAACAAGAGTAAGAAATAGCAGCAATAGAATTACCTAAAATTAATTCTTTATCTGAAGTTTCTCGTTGAGTTCTTTTAAGGGCTTCAGATACTTCAGAAAAAATTGCTTGCTTTTCTTCTTCAGTTAATGTTTTTAAGAAATCTTCGAATGATGGAAACATATAAACACCTCCTTTCCTCAACACAATTATAGGCTTGAAAGAAGGTTACAACAATATGAAAGGAGAATGAAAATGGATTTTGACGAACTAGTTTTTGAATCGTTACAACGGAATCCACAGAAGTTAATCAATTTATTAATGAACAGTGGGTTTAAGGTAGTGGCAATGAAAACGGACTTAACTACTAAAGAAATGTGCGAACAAGCAAACATTAATTATAAGAGTTGGTTACAAAGTGATGTGCGTAATGATCCACGAATTGTAGCGATGAGAGACACAACTAGTGGGAGAAATCATCAGTACAAATCTAAGGATGTAGACCGAATAAAAGAAATTTGGAGAGAAAGTAAAAGGAGAAAACCATGAGAACAGAACGAAGATTAAAGAACACAGTACCATTTATGAAATTCCTCTCATGGTATTTGAAAGGTCTAGGAATTGCAGGGGTTAGTATCATCGCAATCTTAGTAATGTCAATAACGGTTCTGCTGTATGTAGGTGAAGCGAGTCATCAGCACACAAACACAGTAGACCTAATGAGAAACGACAAATATATCGAGCCTGATTTTCAAGATACGTGGAAAGTAAAAAAAGCCAGTGCGGGAACACTGACTAAATAAAAAATATTTCAAGGAGATTATAACATAATGCAGGGAGATTTTGAAACCTTACACACACACTACCTAGACCCGCCCGAACCTAAAGTGTGGGGATATGACTGGAAGGAAAATGAAATCTATACGGGAGATAGGTATTACGACATCGGGAAAGATAAAGTGCTAGAAGAAGACATTGAAGAATACTTAAAAGCACTCTATCTGAAAGAACCGCCAGTCACTCGGATTAATGCTTATGACTGGAAAGGCAACAAGACAGATGCCGAATCTGCTTACTATTTCTTGAACGGAGATTATATCGGTGAAGACGACATCGAAGAATACCTAAAAGAAGTCTACCTAGTAGACCCAGTAAGAATCGCAGGTGAATAAATGGGAGATATTTACTTAAACGATGATTTACTAGATTCGAAATTACAGCACATTCTGTACGGGAATAAAATCATCGGGCAAATCAGAATGAAGAATGATTCATACGAATTGTATTTATATGAACCACATCGAAGAATGACACGATATAAAACGTTTAAGGAGGTAGAGAAACAAATTAAATGCGTATCGAAATTGTTAAAAGAACAGAATCAAGAGTTGTTTTAGATATCGAATCTGATTATGTAAATCCACTCTTGTTTGAAAAGTATATGAAGTATGGAAAATCTGTGGAAGATGTTGCAGTAGAGATAGTACAGAATATCCCAAATGTAAAATCGTTCCACATTGAGCCGAAGGGAACACGTAAAAGTATGTTTTATGAGGAGGTTAAAGATTGAATTTATACGAATTAAGTTTAGCGTTTCAAGACGTGCAAAATATGGATTTAGATCCAGAGGTAATGAAAGACACATTAGATAGTATCAATGATGCAATCGAAAACAAAGCAGAAAATATTGCGAAATTGATTCGAAACCTTGAATCAGATGTATCAGCTTTCAAAGAAGAAGAAGACCGTTTAAAAACAAAACGTCAATCTACAGAAAATAAAGTGAAATGGTTAAAGACATATTTAGAAGACAATATGAAACTAACAGGGAAAACAAAATTTAAATCTGGAATGTTCAATTTTGCAATCCAAAAAAATCCAGCAAGTGTGAACATTACTGATGAACGAATTATCCCAGAAGATTTTCTAATTCCACAACCACCTAAAGTTGATAAAACAGCATTAAAGGACGTTCTTAAAAATGGGATTGAAATTCCTGGAGCTGAATTAAAACAAACTGAATCTTTACGCATTCGTTAAATTTTGATAATTGAAGGAGGTGAATAAATGAAAATTGTTAAAGCGACAGAGATTGAAAAGAACGATGCAGTATACCTCATTTATGCGAATCCTGGTGTAGGAAAAACAACTGCATTGAAATACATCCCAGGGAAAACGCTGGTAGTTGATATCGATAAATCCTCATCGGTCTTAAAAGGTGCTGAAAACATTGATATCGCACATATCAACACACGAGATGTATGGGATGAGTGGACAGAATTAGTAACCGAATTATTGAAAGGTGCAGCAAAAGACTATGACACGATTGTTATTGATAACGTATCTGAATTATTCCGTTCTGCATTAGCGAACTTAGGACGGATTGGAAAGAATAATCGAGTACCTTCAATGGCGGATTATCAACGTGTGGATTTTACAATCTTAGATAGTTTACGTGCGTTACAAAATATTGGTAAGAGAATCGTATTCACTGCTTGGGAAACAAGTGATCAGTGGACGGAAGAAAATGGACAAATTTTCAACCGTGCAATGCCAGATATTCGAAAAAATATTCTGAATAACTTTGAAGGTTTATGCGATGTGGTGGCACGATTAGTTGTTTCGAAAGACCCAGACGGTAACGAAAAGCGTGGATTCATCTTACAGCCTACTCAATCAATTTATGCAAAAAATCGTTTAGACGATAGAAAAGGGTGCAAGGTTGAGGAGTTGGTGCTTATTGATTGAACTGTTTGATTATCAAAAAGATTTAGTCAACAAAGCAAGAGAAGCGTATGCGAAAGGTTATGAAGCACCTTGCATTGTAGCACCGTGCGGAGCAGGAAAATCGGTTATGATTGCTGAAATCGTTCGATTAGCAACCGTAAAAAAACAACGTGTGTTATTTCTAGTCCACAGACAGGAACTGTTAGACCAGATAAATAACACACTTAGAAAAAACAGTGTAGATATGAATTACGTCACTTTAGGAATGGTTATGACGATTGTAAAAAAGTTAAACACGTATCAATCGTTCGATTTAATCGTAGTTGACGAAAATCATCATACACTAGCTAAATCATACATCAAAATATTAAACCATTACAATACTAGAGTTTTAGGGTTTACTGCCACACCGATACGATTGAACGGTGATGGATTGGGAGATGTAAACGATGTACTCATAGAAACAGTAAATGCGAAATGGTTAATAGAACACAAAAGGTTAGCACCGTATCAGTATTTTTCGATTGATTTAATTGAAAGAAGTAAATTGAAAAAATCTTCCACCGGAGATTACACAAATCAGTCGATGGATGCAGCTATCGGTAAAACAATTTTCGGGGATGTAGTTACACATTATCAAAAAATTATTAACGGTCAAAAAACAATACTGTATGCACATAGTATTGAGTATTCAAAAATGTATGCAGATCAATTTAATAAAGCAGATATACCTGCTGAACACATCGATGGAAAAACTTCTAAAAAAGAACGTGACAGAATTATTCAAGCATTTCGTAATAACGAAATCAAAGTGTTATGTAACGTTGATTTAATCGGAGAAGGGTTCGATGTGCCAGATTGTACAGCAGTAATGTTGCTTAGACCGACAGCTTCATTATCATTACACATTCAACAATCAATGCGACCAATGCGGTATCAACCGAATAAGGTTGCAACGATTATAGACCATGTAGGAAATGTTTACATACACGGATTGCCCGATATGGAAAGAACATGGACACTTGAAAAGAAACCAAAAAGAAAACGAAAAGAAGTAGAAGCATACCCTATATGGGAGTGTAAGGAATGTTTCTGTGTAGTGGAAAGAGACACTGCAAAACAAGAAGATGGATCATACAAATGTCCAGAATGTGGATATATAGATATTGTTGAAAAAATAAAAAAACAAATTGACGAAGAAGCTGAATTAAAAAGAATCCAACAAGAAGAATTAGAAAAACAGTTCTATTCAAATCGAGATTGGAGAAAAGCAAAATCATATAAAGAATTAACAAAAATAGCTAAAGCGAAAGGGTATAAAACATCGTGGGCTGCATTTATGGCAAAACAACTTAAATTACCAGATGCACCACTTTGGGTTAGAAAATACAAATCGAAATACGAATTAAAAATTAATTTTTAGGAGGAAAAATAAATGGCAGGATTTTCATTAGATTTTAACGATACATTTAGCGGGGGATTGAAAGATGGTACATACGAAACAGTAGTAACTTCATCAGAAGAAAAACAAACACAAACAGGAACAGATTATGTCGAGGTCGTATTGGCGGTTCGAAATGATATTCAACAACAATCACAAAACGCTTTAATTTTCCACAAAGTATGGAAATCAAAAGAAACTGGAAAATACAATATGAAATCATTCAACACGATTGGTAAAGCATTAAACCTATCGCAAGGTAAACAATACAACTCGATGAAAGAATTGTTATCAGATTTTGTGGGTAAACCAGTATTAGTAACAATTAAAACAGAAGAATCAGAATACGGTGGAAAAACTTACACAAACATTAATGTGAAACGTTGGGAACAATCAAAATTCCCGAATGTAGCTCACACATCTAATAATAATACAGTTGTCAATAACGCTGTCAACATTTCAGATGATGATTTACCATTCTAATTTAATAACTGGGAGAGAATTAAATGAAAGAACTTTACGATAACATACCAATCGAATTAACAGAAAAAGAAAACTGGTGTGTATTCCGTAAAGAATGGCAACCCGAAAAAAATAAATTCACTAAAAGACCTTTTAATGCGAACACAGGGCAGTTAGCAAAATCAAACGACCCAACAACGTGGACGGATTTCGATACTGCCCTAAGTGTTGTAGATAAATATGATGGTTTGGGATATTTCTTTGACGGAGAACATTACGGTGTAGACCTCGATAATATCGAATCTGAAATCATTCGTTATCAGAATCAAGATTTCGAAAATAACATCGTTGCAGATTTTATCGATACGCTTACTAGCTATGCAGAAATATCACCATCTGGAAAAGGTGTTCACATTATCTGTAAAGGTCAATTACCGCCTGGAGGAAGACGGAAAGGCGATATTGAAATGTATGATTCGGGTCGATTCTTTACTATGACTGGTAATCAAATTGGAGAATACAACACAATTTTCGATGATGATATGGGTAAGATCAATTACTTACATCATAAGTATATCGGTGAACAAAATATCCCGATTGCAGATTTATCACTGCTGCAAACAGATGGGAATAATTTATCAATCGATGAAATTATTCAAGAAGCATTAAACAGTAAAAATAAAGACAGATTCAGATTGTTATTAGAAGGTGGTTGGGAGCAAGTATATCCATCGCAATCGGAAGCGGATATGGCTTTTGCGAACGATTTAGCATATTGGACTGCTAAAGATTTCGAAAAAATGGATTCGATTTTCAGACGGTCAAGCCTATACCGTGAAAAGTGGGATAAGAAACACGGTAATTTCACTTACGGTTATCAAACGTTAATGAAAGCAATCCAAGACTGCAAAGATGTATTTCAACCATTCTCATTAAATCTATCAGAAGAAGTGTTAAAAGGTAGTAAAAAACCACGAAAACAATTCAGTTATGACGATATGGGAAACACAGAACGTTTCTTATATACATTCGATAGTAACGTGTTATACAGCTATGGGAATCGTTGCTGGTATTACTGGAATAATAAATATTGGACGGAAGATACATTAGGAAAGATTTATGAAATGGCAGATTTCGTTGCAAACAATATTTTAAAAGAGCCTGTATATGTCAGTGACCCTAATGATGAAAAGTTAGTAGAAGAAGCACGGAAGAACTTAGAAAAACATGCGAAATATACTCGTAATGTAAAAGGTAAGAAAAATATGGTGGAAGATGTGCAACACCACGTATCGATTGAACAAAACTTATTCGATAGCTACGGGAATTTATTTAATACCCACAATGGATATATCGATTTAAATACACGCACATTAATGGATCATGAAACTGGTAAGAATAAATACTTCACTCGAATTTCGAACGCAGAATACAATCCGAATGCATCCTGTCCAAGATGGGAACAATTTTTAAATGAAATTTTCCAAGGGGATAAAGAATTAATCGATTACTTACAACGTGCAGTAGGATATTCGTTATCAAACGATACTACAGAGCAAGTGATGTTCATTCTTTTAGGAAATGGTCGTAACGGTAAATCTGTATTGTTAAATATCTTAAATGAAGTGTTTGGCAGCTATGCAATGAACATACAACCACAAACGATTGCGATTAAATCGGGTGCGCAATCAGCAAACCAAGATATTGCACGTTTAAAAGGCGCACGATTCGTAACAACTACAGAACCTAATAGAGGGATGAAATTAGACGAAGGAACGGTAAAACAAATCACTGGTGGAGATACAGTAACTGCCAGATTTTTATACGGAAAAGAATTCGAATTCAAACCCGAATTTAAACTGTGGATGGCTACAAACTATAAACCAATTATCAGCGGTACGGACGAAGGAATTTGGCGAAGAATGGTACTGATTCCGTTCGGATATATGATTCCAGACGATAAAGTGGATAAGAAACTAACCTTCAAATTAAAAGAAGAATTATCGGGGATTTTAAACTGGTGTTTGGAAGGTTATAAAAAATGGAAAGAACACGGACTAAGTGAAGAACCATTGATTATTGCAGAGCAAAGACACGATTACCGTTCTGAAATGGATATTATCGAACGATTCTTAATCGAAAACTGTATTACAGAATCACATCGGGAAGAAAGGTTCAACGATTTATGGGTCGATTTTACTGAATGGGTAAAAGACAGTAAAGAGTATGACGGTTACACAAAAACGAAATTCGGAATGGAATTAGGTAAAAAATTCACAAAATATAGAAAAACAGATGGAGTTTACTACAAAGGATTAGGATTGATTAAAAACGATAGTTTCTCATTAAATTTTAATCAAACTATGTAGAGTTATGTATAGTTTATGTAGGGTTAGATTAAAACCGTACATAGACACAAACCGTTGGTACTATTAGGTTTTTAAGGTGTCTATGTATAGTATGTATAGTTTTTTTATAAAAGTTAATTAATTAAAAAATATATAAAAAAATAATATATATAAGGGGTTTTTGAAATAGCCGTAACCCGTACATAACCCTACATAGAAAAAATAACAAATTAAAGAGTTCACAAATTAAAGAGGTGTATATGAATCCAGAAACAGCATTAATGAATCAGATTCGTGTGGAATTATCAAAGGAATGTGTGGTATTTCGTGCGAATGTCGGCAAAGTTCGGATGATAGATGGGAGATATTTTGACACAGGATTACCAAAAGGATTTTCTGATTTATTCGGTGTACGAAAAAAAGACGGTAAAGCTATCTTTGTGGAAGTGAAAACAGAAACAGGACGGGTAAGACCCGAACAAGAAAAGTTTATAGAACGAATGCAATCTTATGGATTTATTGCAGGAGTTGTTCGCAGCGTGGATGATGCGAGAAAGTTAATAAATAACGGGTAATTATATTTTGCTCAAAAAACGCCCCTAGAATCAATGTTAGCTATCTGACATATAAACAGTTATCTACAAACTAAAAATTGCGTACAGGGCAAATATGAGCAAATGAGAACAATATAGGAGAGGTGTAAAAGTGGGAGTAAAGATTAAAGAAAATAACGGTTTGAAATTAGCATGGGTAGAAAAGAAATGGTGCGCAGTGTTCAAAGAAAGTCCACTTAACTATTTCGTGATTTATAACGGTGAAAGACGATTACTGAATAAGAAAATGGGAGAATTAGTCAGCAATCAACCAGAGAACGCACATAACAAACGCTGGATTTGTACGCCAAAATGTAAGACGACACATAAGGGAGGGTGTTAATGCTAAAAATCATCGCAATAGCATTACTAATTGTGTTCTATTTTTTAAAAGAGATTGGGAGGGATTGAATGTTTTTAGACCCGATGGAAGTACAGAAACGCTATCGGCATATTGGGATGCTGGTGGCGGAAAGGCACGAAAAAAGAACTGGAAGAAGTTTATTAGAAGATAAAGAATTAGAAACTTTCTCTAACTATTTCGTGGAAGATATATGCGACAGAAATGTAGGCTTAAAGAAAACCGTTACTGGAGTGTGTGAAGATTTCAGAATGAACATCGAGATTTCTTCTAAAGAAAAGTTGATTGATGAAATCGACCCTAAGTTTATTGAATGGTTTGCTAAACAGTTAGTAACAAATCTTTTATACGGGTATCCAGTAAGGTTTAACTTTTCAAAATGGATGGAGGGATTGAATGACATTTAAAGAACTAAAACCACTAATCGAACAATGGTTTATTGATCGTGACTTACACACAAAGGAAAGTGGTAGACAACTAATCAAACTAGAAGAAGAAATGCTGGAGTTAAAGCAAGCATACAAACATAAGAATCGTGCAGAAGTTATCGATGCAATCGGGGATATCACTGTGGTATTGATTGGGTTCTGCTTGCAGCAAGGATTAGATTATGAAGCGTGTATCGAATCAGCGTATCACGAAATCAAAAACAGAAAAGGTAAAGTCGTGAACGGTATTTTTGTGAAAGATGAGTGAGAAGATAAATATAAAAGGGGCGATAACTATTAAAGATATAGCGAGCCTAGATGACGTATATTTTGAACCATTGGATTTAGGTTTGTATCGTATGGAAGGACGATTGAAAAATGAATTCACAGTTCAAGTTGGCGTTACTGAAGAACTAAAACAAGAAATTGAAAAACTAATTGCGGAAGGGATTAAAAATAAATGAAGATGATTAAATTTATTACTACTGGAGGGCAAGAATTTTACGTAAACACTAATTTTATCCAAGGTGTAAGTGGAATTAATGGCGTTACAGACTATTCGACAATCGTGGTAGATAATGAACCTGTTCAAGTCAAAGGCACACCCGAAGAAATCGTGAAAATGATTCACGAAGCGGAGGGTAAATAAATGATTTTTTTAAGAGAGATTAAATCCGAACCACTATTTATCAGTAGTGAGAATGTCGAAGATTACGAAATGCATGAATCGGGTTTCGGCACTGTGGTAATTGATAAAAACGGATTCGTACATCACGTAATGGAAAGTTTAGAAGAAGTAGAAGAAATACTTGCTAAAGGTAGCAACGTGAGAGTTGATTTTGAAATTGGAATTGGTAATCGAGTATCACCAAAAACTGTATCAATCAAAATCCCGAACAACGTACCTTCAAGAGTCAACCCTATCGTGATTTTTCCTACTGTGGAAGCGGAAGCAGTAACGGTTAAAGTTACAGAATATGATAATTACGGGTGCGAAAAGCAGGTTTATACAACAGTTGACTCTAGTGTATCCCACGTAATCAATCTCAATACGGGAGTGGAGTAGATGGACAAATTCGTATATGAATCCAAATGCTATTTCAAAATAATTCCTTTTGACGATGCATTGTGGAAGTTAGCATTTAAGAATCTACGGGAAAAATTAGGAATTGAACAAATTAATCTTTTACCAACTGCAACTGATTATTCAAATTTCGACACTTATTATGATGTGTATGTAGATTGGGATTTGATTGATGAACACGGAATAGAAAAAGTAACGGAAATGGTAAAAGAAAAACTTGACGAAAAAATGCGCAAAGGATTTGAATCTATGTTTAAATACTCAATCCATGAACAGGAGGACACAAAATGACAAAACTAGACACACTAAAGAAACAAGCAGCAGACTTGGAAGCAAAGCTAGAAGAATCAACAGAACAGCTAAAAAACATGAAAGCAGAAATCGACCAATTGGAAAACGGGTGGGAAATGAAATGCCCGTATAAAGAAGGGGATGAGTATTGGAGTTTATGTGATGATGGGTATGTTTATCAAGAATATTTTGGTTTTGTAGGAGATGATGAAGAAAGATTTGAAGCCGGTAACGCTTTTCCTACCAAAGAAGCAGCCGAACTCGAAGCCAAACGCAGAAATCTACTTACACGATTTAGAGCATTTCGTGATGAATGTAACAGGGATTGGAAGATTGATTTAAAAAGAAGTGACAATAAATTTTATATCTCATACAGCGACAATATGTTAGGGTTATGCGTGTATAGTTTTGTGAGTATAGAAGGTTTTAATTTATTCGGCTGTTTCAAAAATAAAGAAGATGCCGAACGTGCCATCGACCTATTCGGTGATGAAATCAAAGAATTGTTTGTGGAAGGTGATGCTTAAATGAAAACAATTAACGAAATACAAGACCATGCGTTGGTATTTGATGAGCGAAACGATTCCCAAATATATGCATCCGATTTAAAGAATGAATGGAACTCGTTAAATGAGGATGAGAGAAGTGGTTGGAGAACTCTAAAAGAAAGAGTAATCAAATTATCTGCTGAAACTATATTGGATAGTATATATGACTATATGGAATCATCAGATGGGTATGAAGATATGTTTATTCATTTATGGGACGACACGTCTGAAGAATTTAAACAAAGATTTCAAAAAATACTTGATGAAATTTCTGATTTCCCAAGTGCGAAAGTCTACGACATTGATGAAGACATCAATCCATTTGTGGATTTGGAGGAGTAAATTTAGAATGACAAAAAAACATGAAAACATTAGTGTAGGTAAATCAGTATCACCACGAAAATTAGAGATCGAACTACCTAAAAACGTACCTTCAAAGGTAAAACCAATCGTGATTTTTCCTACTGTGGACTATAAGGATTTAACCATTGATGTAACCCAACGTGACAGTAAGTACAATAATAAAACATTTAAAACGGTAATCGAAGATAACCAAGCACACGTCATCAATCTAAATACAGGAGTGGAGTAGATGGAGAAAATAAAAGTAGAAGAATTTAGAGCTGTAATTTGGAACGCTACAAATCGTGCATTAGACAATCTGTGGAATTCGGAATATATCAACATCGCAGAAGCGTATAAAGAATTTCTAGATAATTTAAGAGTTGAAGTGACTTTTATTGATTATGACAAAATCGAACAAGAAGCGTTTAAAATTTTACGTGGTCACGAATACGGAGACCCTAACACAGGTCAAACTTCGAGTGGTACTAAAAAAGAACAATTAGAATGCTTACGAAAAGCGGTGCTGTATTTCAGGGATGAATGCAACAAAGAAAGAAGACGTGGATTGTGTGGTAAGGTTTACTATTTTTCAAAAGAAGATAACGAGTTAGTTATCCATTCAGAGCAATCACCGACACAATTCACACGATATGGTTATTTCAAAAACTATGATGACTGTGTGGAATGCTTACGAGTTTTCGGGAAATATGTTTTGGAATTAGAACAAATGTATTGGGAGGGTGAGTAGATGGATTTAACTTATGTCGAACAATTCAAAGACTATATAGAATTTGGCGGATTCATTAGGTATCCACAAACGGTGTATAAATTTCCAAATGGTTATGGAGCTAGTGTGATTGAACGTTACCGTTTTGAAGAGGCTTGTATTGAAATTGCGGTTATAAAATTTCGTAAGAATGGTGATTGGGTAATCGATTACAGCACACCGATTACTGATGGTTTAATAAGGGTTTCAAATCTAGAAGAACGGGATAATGTCTTACAACGAATTTTCGATTTAAAGGAGGAACCACATGCCTAGTACAGACTTACACGACCCACTAACAAAAGCACGATTAGAACACGAAGCGGTTAAACATCCACAGCACTATCAAGGAGTGTACGGACTTGAAGCAATCGAGGTCATGAGAAACTTCTTACCGAAATACCAAAATTCGCATGTAAGTTACTTAATCGGTAACGTGATTAAATACGTGTTACGTGCGCCTGGTAAAGGTAAGGAGATGGAAGACCTCATGAAAGCAATGGAGTATTTAGATCTAGCGATTAAGGAGATAGAGGGGAATAGCAAATGAAAATTTTAACTCAGGTTATTTGTAGTTTGATTGTAGGATGTCTTTTGGGATTGATAGCAAAAAAAAGCGAATTTGCAGCGTTCATAATTTGTTCGATTATGGTTATTGTACTTTTGGTTCTTTGCGTTTTAGAAATATTCGGGGTTATGGCTTTTTAAAAGGAGGATGAGTAATGAGCAAACTTTACTTTGACTTAATATTTATAAGTATCGGTCTGATCGCTTTGCTTTGGTGTGTGCTAGATTTATACAAATTAAAGCGTGAAGGTACACCTCTTGAACGAGAGTTAAAGCAATTAGAAGAAGAGAAAAAAGCAAATATAAAATGGCAGATAAATCGGAATTTAGAAGCTAGAAAAAGAAAAACAGCAATATCCGATTTAATCGCAATGTTTGGTAACAGGGATATTAAAATTGATTACGAAAGTGATAGATTTTACGTAATCATAAAAATAAATAAAGATGAATTAATTGAAAGGGAGGTTAAGTAATGCCTAGTTGGTGTGAAGGGTATTTAAAGATTAGGGGTAAGAGAGAAGACTTAATCAATTTCATTGAAAATGAGATTCTATTAATGAATTATATCGATTCTGACAATATCGAAGAAGAAAATATCAAATTGGAATTTTATGATTTTGAATATTTCTTTGGGTACGACAAAAGTGAAAGACAATATTTATATCTCAAAAATAGCCACCGTTTTTTCATTGAAGATGAATCTATTCGTTTCCAATACGATGAAAGGGAAAGTGCACCACACTACTTACTGCTGCATATTAGACGGTCATGGAGCATTAAGAATGAAAAAATGCTTGTTGAAGATAGCAAGAAATATCATTTAGATTTCAATGTATATGCAACTGAAAGAAATCTGGAATTTGAAGAATACATCACTATCATCGATGGTGAAATCACAAAAAATGAAACAAAAGAATATGACGATTTCCGTTTCGAAGCAATCAATCCCGAATTAGGAGGTTAAGTAATGGACACACTAGAAAGAGAAAAAGAAATTGACTTATTAGAACGTGAATGTTGCCCGTTTAAAGAAGGTGACGAATATTGGGGTTTGAATAGTGACGGGAGCGTTTCAAAATTAACCTGGGATAATCACTATATCGACCAAAGCGTGTTAATGCTAGGTAATGCATTTAAAACATCAAAAGAAGCAATCCTAGAAGCAGACCGTAGAGTGTTGCTGCACAACTTCAAAATGTTTAGGGATAAATGTAACGGGGATTGGAAAAACAACTTTTACAGAGAACAAAGACATCATTACATTGATTTCTGCAATTCGGAAGATGAGTTATTTACAAACTCGACATATTATAAAACTTTTGAACTTTTCGGCTACTTCAAGAATGAATCGGACTGCGATAAAGCAATCGAACTCTTTGGTGATGAAATCAAACGATTGTATGTGGAGGTGTGATAATGGGGTTTATTTTATTATGGACATTCTCATTCTGTCTTTCGGGATTGCTGGTAATCTTAAAACTATTCGGGTTGCAGTATAGTTGGGTGATTGCATTTTCACCAGTGTTAGGGATAACTGGATTGTATTTTTTAATTGTAATAATCGCTATTTTGTGTGGTGTAGTTAAAGGTTTTGAAGATTAGAAAGAAGGGTTAGATGCAGTTTTTAGATCTGTTTGCAGGTATCGGTGGCTTCCGTCTAGGGATGGAAGCTGCGGGACACCAATGCATTGGATTTTGTGAAATTGATAAATTTGCAAGAGCAAGTTATAAAGCGATTCATAACACAGGGGGGGAGATAGAATTACATGACATTAAAACCGTATCAGACGAGTTTATTCAATCCATCGGACACGTTGATGTTATCTGTGGAGGGTTTCCGTGCCAAGCTTTCTCGATTGCAGGGAATAGACGAGGATTCGAAGATACAAGAGGAACTCTATTCTTTGAAATCGCAAGGTTCGCATCTATTCTCAAACCTAGAATATTGTTTCTTGAAAACGTCAAAGGGTTACTCAACCATGACAAAGGAAGAACATTTGAAATCATCTTGCAAACGCTGGATGAATTGGGGTACAACGTGGAATGGCAAGTGCTTAACAGCAAAGATTTCGGAGTGCCACAAAACAGAGAACGAGTGTTCATTATCGGACGTCTTAGAGGAGAAGGTGGACGAAAAGTATTTCCTATCGATGGACAAGTTAAAAACATTAATTGTGTACGACAAATAGGTAATCTGATACAAACGTCAAGTTACGGTGGTAATCCACATAGAGGAAGAGTTTATTCGTTGAAAGGAATCTCACCTAGTCTGAATTGCATGGGTGGCGGTGGTAGAGAGCCTAAAATCCGTATCAAAGAAGCAACCAAAAAAGGTTATGCAGAAGCAACTATCGGAGATAGTGTAAATCTATCACATCCTAACTCAAAAACAAGAAGAGGTAGAGTAGGTAAAAGAATTGCGAATACGCTACTTACTGGAGAAGAACAAGGTGTAGTTATGAATGATTTTAGAATCCGTAAACTAACGCCAAAAGAATGCTGGAGATTGCAAGGTTTTCCAGATTGGGCATTTGAGAGAGCGGCAAAGGTAAATAGTAATAGTCAACTATATAAACAAGCAGGTAACAGTGTAACAGTAAACGTGATTGAAGCTATCGCAAGGAGGTTAGTATGAAACTTACCGTAAAAACGAAGGGTTATGAACACATATACAATTACGATGCTACTGAAATCGTAATCTATCCTAGGGAATGTGTGATCATCAAAGAAGAAGGTAAACCACTAATCATTTTAAAGGATGAATATATCGAAAAAATGGAAATAAAGGAGGGTTAAATTGCAAGAAGAACAGAATCGAATTTTAGACTTAAAAGAAGAAGGGTACTCATGGACACAGATTGCAAATCGGTTAGGATATCCTAGTGTGGATTCAGTACGAGGGAGAGTGCGTAAGACACAGCGTTACAAAGAAATGATGGCGAATCAGAAAACTCAAACCACAGTTAATAACAATACGCAGGAAGACTTCCAAAAGAAAGACTATCATGATGACGGTTCAATCGGTTCGCAAATTCGAGTAAGACAGAAAATTAAGAAAGTATTCACGAATGAAGAATTGATTGAGTTACACGGATTCGACCCTAAAGAAGTTATGTTAAAATCCGCTACATCGAATGAGTGGACAACACCAGTAAGCGGTGAAACATATTACAACTATCAATCTAAAATCGTGGTAGTGCCTAAGAAGAAAGAATTGCTTGCTATTGATGAAATCAGAAAATGCTTTGACGACATCGAACCACGAAGAATTGAGTTATCGTGTGAAGATTTACCAAAGGATTACTTACTGATTCCATTATCAGATATGCATTTCGGGTTAAATAGCGATGAAGATTATAAAGACTTACAAAAAGAAATTGCAGATAAGATTTTAAACACGTATGAAGAAATCTTATTCACAATCCACGGAGATTATTTTCACGTTGACAATTTCTTGAATACAACTGAAAAAGGTACACGTATTGACGATGTGGACTTTCGGGAGGGTATTCAAGCAGGGTATCGGTTTATTGTACCGCTACTTGAACTAGCGCTTGAAAACAGTCCAAATGTTAAGGTCGTGTACTTAAAGGGTAATCATGCACCATCGGTTGATTATATGTTTGTGGATGCATTAGAGAAACGGTACTCACAGATTGAGTTCGATACTACGCTTGATGAATTTAAACATGCATGGTTAGGAACACATTCTATTTTTATGCATCACGGGGATAAGGTGAAGAATCCTACTAAATTACATGGAATCATGACAGCGCATTTTGCGAAAGAGTGGGGAGAAAGTCAGTCACGGTATTTAATCACTGGACACTTACATCATGAGAAATCTTTATCTTTCGCTGGAGTTACGTGGTATCAGCTGCAAAGTCCTAGCAAACATTCATCTTATGATAAAACAAACGGATTCGACACAAGCGAATCTGGACAAATGTTATTCGAATTTTCAGAAACAAAAAGGAGTGCGGTTTATTATGTATAAAGAATTAACAGTATTTTTAAAGAATGGAAACACATTGAAGTTTGAGAATATTACAGAGTTGAAAATCAATAGTTCAGAAGACAGTTTGAATTTTTATTATGTAAGTATGTCAACTGGTAAAAAGAAATATGCAACTTTATTTTTATATAATATTGCTATGTATTCTTACGAGGTGTAATGAATGATTACTCTATACTCAAAACCAAATTGCATGCAATGCATGTTCACAAAAGATTATTTACTAGATCATAACATCGAATACAAAGAAATTAACGTCATGGAAGATGTAGATAAATTAGAATACATCAAAGACACATTAGGGTATCAAACGTTACCCGTAATTGAAACAGAAACAGGGGATTCGTGGTTCGGATTCCGACCCGATTTACTGGAGGGGTTGAATGGAGAATAACCATCATTTAAAACAGATACGGTTAATCGATAAAGAGATTAATCAAATGTTAAATGAATTAGAACGCATTCGATGTTCGTTAATGCGTAGTCCACAATTAAAGCAAGTGAGTGTGCAAGAATCAAAAGTTGGATTGAAAGACGATGTGTATATCAAAATGATTGAATACAACGATAAGATTAATCAGAAAGTGGATGAATTAATCGATACGAAAAAGAAAGTATTCGATACGATTGAACAGATTAAAGACCATGAACAACGATTGATTTTAAAAATGCGCTATGTGGACTGTGAGAAATGGGAGGATATCGAACAGGAATTACATGTATCGAAAAATACGATGCATAGAATCCACAGGAAAGCATTAAAAGAATTTAATTCATTATGGTACTAATTGCGCTAGAATGTGACTATATACGTGTGGTAATGTTATGGTGCAAGATTAAAGATTAATCAGGTGCCTCTGATACTTGATTGTGTTGGGGGCATTGTATACATACTAATCGGCTTAGCGATATAATCCTTGGTGACAAGGGAAAGTTACTCTTTTATATGTCAAGAGTAGCGGTGGTAAAATACCAATCTAAGCAACGTGGGTATTAATGGAATAAGAAATTGTTCCAGCTTCGAAAACTATCATTTTTAGGCAGAGTCAATCGATGAGCCAATGCAGTCATGCGTTAATGAATGGTTGAAGAAGTGATACGACACAAGGTAATAGCGTGAGGGTAGCTCTAAGCGCAACTACCATGAATAGATTTCTTGAGGTGGAAAACCTTATAAACCTATTTGAGTGAAGAACGATGCTAACGTTCATGCATAACAAGCAGGCGCTGGGGATTTTGTTATTCAAAAGATAACGAACTCTAAGGCAATGCGTGTCTGTGATAATATAATCATATGGGATAATGACGATTTAAAACTTATTAGCAAAATAAGCAGATTGGATTAAAGCAAAAGTCATTGCCCGTTATAAACGATAGTGCCTTTTTGTAGGATTGACCTACACACGAAACCTTCGCAAGAGGAATCGTGAAGTCGAAAAGTAAAGCAGTTTAGACCGTAGCTAGGTTTTTATTAATTGAAAGACGGCTTAGTAGTTTATAACGATACGAGTAGTTAGCGATACTAACTAGGCATGAGTGTTACGCATAGGAATATGTGTGGAAACGAAACTAAAACATAAGGTTTCAAAAGATACTCAAACGTTACCTGTATTCTCAAGGTGTTAAATGCTGTACCCGTGGAAGGGCATATTGTGTTAAGGTTCGATTCCTTATGCAGCAGTTTTGATTGCGGTATATATCTAAGGATTATACCTTTACCTCTTACGCTTAATTGCGTAGGGGGTATTTTTATACATAAAAACGAAAGGAGCAGTTATGGAATATAAAACAACGATTGTACGTAGGGCGGTACAGTTCACTGGTGATTTAACACAAATGCCAAATTGGTTTTTAGAACGGTGCAGTATCGGTAAATCGGGCGGGGAGTGGTGCGTGTATGATAGTTTTTTCGATGAAGAAGTTACTATTCATCTTGGTAGCTTCATTGTGGATAATGCCTTCGAAACGGTTGAAATCGTGGATGCAGAAACATTCAACAAAAACTACACCCCAGTAAACGCAACGGGTGAGGAACATGCCTAAACGACCGTGTTCTCATCCAGGATGCAATGTTTTAGTCGATATTAAAGAACGCTATTGCAAAGAACACCAGCAAACTAAAACAGATTTTAGACCGTCTGCTTATCAACGTGGCTATGACCATAAGTGGCAGAAAGCACGAAAGCGGTACTTATCCGAACATACATTTTGCGCAGAATGTATGAAACAAGGTAAACATACCCTTGCAACTGATGTAGACCACATTATCGCACATAAGGGTAGCAAGATTCTGTTTTGGTCTGAAAACAATTGGCAAGCGTTATGCCATTCATGCCACAGCAAGAAAACAGCTAAAGAAGATAATGGTGGATGGTATTAATTCATTCCCTTATGTTCAAATTGAAACTTTGATACCCAGTATTCGATTTTTGGTTTTTGATACGCGATTTCGAAAACTGGTTTTTTGATTATTAAATTCGAAATTTCGTTTTTACACAAAATAACGAATAAATAAAACTTAACTTAAATAAAGAAATACCATAAAAATACAATACAAACAAAAATAAAAAACGAATCAAAAATCTGGATTTATAATCGAAATAAAAATAAATAAACATGCGGTGGACGATTAACCCAAATCGTTCGAAATGACGTATTTCAGTATGATTGACCGCTTGCTTACTGATCATAAGTATGGTTACGGTACTATGTGGACATAGAATAGGAATAGTTTTCGAGAGTGATAGACACTGAATAAAAGTATAGTTGATTGAATAAATGGTCTGAATCCTTTCGAGAAAGATTGCTATTGCAGGTTCGATTCCTGCTGTCGTATTAAACCTAGATAAGCCTTTCATAACATATTTTCGGGGTTAACCTCTCATCCTTCATCTTTCTTTCCCCTTCCTTCACTAACTTATCTAGGTTTTTTATTATATTTAAAAGCAAATAAAAAAAGATTGCTATAAACATTCGTTTAAAACAATCTAAATATCTTATAAAATTCAATTCAATTCTATAAAATCCTAAACAAAACATATAAATATATATTTATACATCCGCTCTTTAAAAATAGTGGTGGTAGTCATATATGCCCGCCGAGTTATATAAAAAACGTTAATAAGGCGAGAAAAAAAGTGAAAAAAGTCATTTCGGACAAATTATCGGAAAAAGGGATAAAGTCCGAGTGTTTACATTTTTCATGAAAACTGTTTTCATAAGGGATTTTCAAAGACCAGTAATAAATTTACGGTTTTTAAGTCGTAAATATTTGAATATTCGCCCTTAACCTAACATTAAATTTTTAGTTTGTCAATAGGTCTAAAAATCGGAAAAATTCAAGCGGTTAAGGTGTTTTGTAAATTTGTTTTTTTGTAGCTTAAATTTAGCTTATACGCTTGCGAATTTAAAAAGGAATAGTAAAATATGGTTATTCTTTTAAAATCGCTGTAAGGGGCTTAAAATCGCAAAATACGAGAGGGTGCGAAAATGTAAATATTTTAAAATTTAATAATTAGATTGCTATTCTTGTGGATTCGATTTTAAACATACGTAAACAAAAAGAGCGTATAAGAATAAGCTTATAATAGCAGATATTAAAATACACTAAAATCAGTATAATGGCTAAAAAGTGCCTTAAAACACAAAATAGAAGAGGTGCTATTTAAACGGGTTTTAGCAGCAGGATCTAAAAAAAGAGAACATAAAAAAGAGTGGTGTTTAAACCACTCTAATTAATTTAGTTTAATATTCTAATAACTTAATGTTTCCGATTGATGGAAATTCATCGCGATCACCTTCAAACCAAGTTTTAACAGCGTATTCTATTTCATTCCAAGGATAATCAAAGAAATTTAAAATTATTCGTCTTTGGTCAATTGCATCATATTCATTTAAAAGTTGTTTCGTTTCGTCCTTGAAATGTGAAATTTCCTCTTCAATGTCGAAAGCGATAAAAGGAATTCCTGTTCTTTCACAGATTTCTTTATAATCGTATTCGGTAAGTTGTTCAGATAACCATTCTGACAAGTCGTTATTTTCTTCATGTTTTTTGATTTCTTCTTCAGGGAATTTTTTCATTAAAACATATTCTGTATAGTAATCTTCATCACCGTAATAGTATTCATTTTTAAAGCAGCGCGTTGCAATTGCGTTGTATAATTTTTCGTATGAATCAAATACATAGTAGTCACCAATGTAATTATAATCGTATTGCATATCATAAGTAATATAATCGTGATTCTTAACGTGTTTAAATGATAAATAATATTTTTCCATTTTTAAACATCCTTTCTAAAATTCAATTTGAAAATCAAGATAATCATCTACTAAATCGAGGGTATTGTTATATAGATTTTTTATTAAATCTTCAATAGCATCGGGCAATTTGTGTAATTTGAAATCTTGAATAAAATTATATAAATTATCTTTGTAGTTGTCGTCAATAAAATAAAATAGGTCAAGTTGTGCATCTTTCATGTTATTTGCCTTCTTTCTTAAATTATAAATTTTCTTCAATCCATCTATTCATAATTTCTTCCATGTAGTCGTTATAAGGTATTTCGCTTGTTGTCTCAATATTTCCATAAGCATTAATTTTAAAATAATCATCAGTGAAATGAACCTTACCAAAGAAACAAGCTCGCAATGCTTCGTAAGGCGTTGAGAAGAATTCATTAATCATATCTTCATCAAAATCATAATACTCATCGTAAAAAATATCGCTTATATCGTTTAAATCAAGATAGAAATCTTCTGACGTGTCTAAGTCTTCTAATCTATTTAAAAGTTTATCCAATCTATATAAAGGAATTTCATTATTACTATTTACTAAATATGTCCCGCAATTCGAAACACATTCATAATCTTCAAAAGTTGCATCGTATTCAGTAAGATTATCAACGTTATCATAAAAATCTTGATACGCTTGTTGGTCGCTCCATCCTTCAAACACTTGTTTACCATCTTTAGTTACTTTTACATATAATTTCATTTTTATTCTTCCTTTCTATTCTTGAAAGGCTCATACATATCTGCTAAGATATAACAGAAGGGTGTATACCTTTCGTTTTAGCTTGTCAACCGCTTTACTTTCTCAGGGTGCTGCGGTTGGCTTTTTTATTACCTTCTTATCAAGTTCCGTTTTTCTATTTATGATTCTAGAATTTCGTTTTTCTCCTTTCTTGTCGTCCTTCCTTGACTACATTCAAAACTTAACACATTTACAATTTAATGTCAACACTTTAATATAAATTTTGGAAAACTTTTTTAAAAACATATTTGTTTATTGATAAATTTTCTTGTTCGGCTTTCTTCTTTATTAGATTATATTCGTCGTCCGTAAGTCTGAAAGATACTAATTTATCACGCTTTAAACCTGTTGGTGGCCTTCCAATTCTTTTATGTTTTTCTTCCACTTGTTTCACCTCTTTTCTAACTGTCTTTATTATACATACTACATAATTAAATGTCAACACTAAACTATAAAATTTATTTCAAAAAATTAAATTATTCTTTTCCGTTTTAAATAGTAGTTTTTTTATTTCTAGATCTAATTTACATAATCATTCATTTCATACATATTCACGCAGCTTAAATACAAGCTGTATTTTTTATGCTTATTTTTTCCTATTTAATAGAAGGAAAGAGTAAGCACAATTGAACATAATCATTTCAATTCATTCTATTAAATCATCTATATGAATCTTTCTGATGAATCCTTCATCAATAACCTATCTAATTACCTCGTTAATTCATTCATTTATGTCTACATTTATCGTTATGAAAATAAATGAAAACAATATCTTGTGTTGAACAGGTGTTCGTCACAAGATGTAGGGGATACCCCTTGTGAAAATTTCACAAAGAAAAAATAAATTTAGACCGCGCCCCCCTCTAGCTCACACAAACTCCCCTTAATTTTTATTTCCGTACGGGCGCTTTTGCATACATATATCAGAATAAATCCGAAAGGCGGTGAGAACATGGCAAACCTTGCTAGACCAATATCTTTAAGCGTTATTGAAGGTAAAAAACAGAAGCGAAGTAATGAAGAAATTAGGCGCAGAAAAGAGAACGAAAAAGCACTAAAAGTTGCAAAAGATAAGCTAAAACCACCTAGTTGGTTAGGTAAAATTGCAAAAAAAGAGTTTAAGTACATTGTGGATGAAACGCAGTCTATCGAATTACTAACTAATTTAGATGTTCATACATTAGCAGTGTATTCAAACGTTTATGAACAGTATGTAATCTGTAACCAACGTTTGTTGGAAGATGGAATCATTGTAGAAGCAAACAAAGCATCGGAAACAGTGACAGCTGCACATCCACTATTCGTAAAGCAAGCCCAATTATTCGACCAATTACGAAAGATGCAAACTGACCTCGGTTTGTCTCCATCGTCTAGGGCAAAACTAGCATTGCATGCAGCTTTAACATCGGACAAATCGAAGGAAGAAGAGGAGTTCGATAACGTATGAGTGGCTTAAAGGAATTACTGGTGCAGTTTAGTATCGATGCAATCAATTCCGAACAAGGTCATTGTCAGAAAGAAAAATGGGCTTGTATGCGTTTCTTACGAGATATTGAACGAGAGAATACAGATGAGTTTCCCTATGTGTTTGATGAAGAAAAAGCATTACGATACTTACGATGGATGACAAATTTCAAACATAGTAAAGGTGTGTTAGCGGGTAAAAATATCGACCCTGCACCTATTCAAATGTTTATATTCGGTAATATTTACGGATGGGTGCATAGAGACACTAACTATAGACGGTTTAGGATTTCGTATTGGCAGGTAGCACGTAAAAATGCAAAGACACAATCAAATGCGTGTGTAGCTAGTTATGAATCGAGCGCATTTGGAGAGCCTTACGCCGAAGTGTATATCGGTGCAACGAAAACAGAACAAGCTAAGATTCTGTGGAATGAAACTGATATTCAAATTCGAAACAGTGCGTTTAAGGATAAATTTAAAAAAGCGTATGGAAAAATCACTCATGAAAAATCTGGTGGTTTTATTCAAGCGCTATCTCAAGAAGCGGGAAAAACTGGTGACGGTTTAAACCCGCAATGTGGACTGATAGACGAATATCACGCACATAAGACATCAGAAATATATGAAGTCCTTAAATCTGGACAGGTAGCACGTCCACAACCATTGATTAGCATTATCACTACAGCAGGTTTCGACTTATCGAATCCTTGTTATAAGGAAGAATATAACTATGTAAGTAAATTGCTAGATCCAAACGATGATACCGAAAATGATTCGTATTTCGCTATGGTAAATGAATTGGATGATGGCGATGATATTAAAGATGAACGTAACTGGATTAAAGCAAATCCTATTGTAGCTACTACAGAAGAAGGAATGAAATTCTTACGTGATGAATTAAGAATCGCATTAGATGTTCCAGAAAAGATGCGTAACTATTTAACTAAGAACATGAACAAGTGGGTAGATATGCCAGAAGCTGGATATATGGATATGCAGAAATGGAATGAAGCAGAACTAGAAGAAGATGATTTTGCAGAATTCGCAAAAGAAGGAAAAGTATATCTAGGATTCGACTTATCTATGACTACTGACTTAACATCTATCGGACTGGTAGCACGTAAAGGAAACGATTATCGAGTAAAACAATTATCATTCATGCCTAGCGATAAATATCATGAACGTATTTCGAAGGATAAGGTACGTTTTGACATCTTTAGAGACAGAGGGGAATTAATACTCACGGAAGGCTCTACCGTTGATTATACGCTTGTTAAAGCCTATATTTTAAAATTCTGTAAGGAATATGATGTGCAAGAAGTATGTTACGACAAATGGAATGCCCTTCAATTAGTACATGAGTTAGAACAAGAAGGGTTATTAATGGTTGAAATCGAACAATCAGTACGAATGTTGACGGATGCAACTAAGAAATTCCGAGAATGTGTATACAATCTTACATTAAAACATTACCAGGATAAATTATTGAAATGGTCTGTAGGTAATGCACGATTATTCGTAGATGCTTCCGAAAACATCAAGATTACTAAGAAGAAAAGTATTGACCGTATAGACCCTGTTGCTGCATTGATTAACGCATTTAAACGTGCATCAGATGGAGAAGAAATTATAAATTACAACGAAGTAATATTAAGCGAGGATTGGGGGTTTTAGATTGAAATATTACGACATTATCTTCCTACTAGGAATGCTGATTATTGTAGGCACATCGTTTTATGTAGACTTTATTATCGGTCTATATACAACGGGTGCTTATTTGAGTTTATTCGGAATTTTAGTAGCGAATAACCATAAAGAAAGGGGGTGATATATGAATGTTAGAAAAAATAATCCCTAAAAAGGTAGTAGATGGTGTTGCTAGTGGCGAAGTTGGTTGGAAAACCGCATTTCAGTATCTAATCAACAATGAAGTGACTAGCGGAAAGATTGCTCCCACAGCAAATAATGCCACACGATTTTCTACTGTATATGCGTGTATTAACGTTCTAGGAGACGATATCGCAAAACTACCGTGGAAGTCATATAAACAATCGAAAAACAAAATTGAGAAGGATTCATCGAGCGATGTATCACACGTATTAAACGTGCGACCAAACCGCTTTATGAATCCTTTTGTGTATAAAAAATTAATCGTTACGGATGTATGCACATACGGCAATCACTATTCTTACATTTCTTTCAATAAAAAAGGAGAAATAGAAGAATTAATACCTTTAGATCCGTCAACTGTTCAAGTCGTAATCGATAGAAAAACTCGTGAATACGGGTATCAAGCAACGTTTAAAGAACAGAACGTGGTGTTTTTACCGCATGAAATCTTTCATGTTAAAGCCTTATCGAAAGATGGAATTGTTGGTATTTCGCCACTTCAATCGATTCGAGAACAAATGTCCACGATGGATATTGCGACTGCATTCAATAAAGGAATGGTCGAAAAAGGTGGTTCTCCACAAGGAATTTTAGAAGTAGACGGTTCATTTGGTTCTGATACTAAGAAGAAAATCCGAGAGGAATGGACGAGAGTTAACTCAAACGAAAACATCGCAGTTGTGGATTTAGGAATGAAATACAAACAAATCGGTATTTCGCAACAAGATATGCAATTCCTAGAAATGATGAAATTCTCTCAACAACAAATTGCAGCAATTTTCAAAGTTCCATTACACAAAATCAACGATTTAACACACGCAACTTATACAAACATCGAACATCAATCCCTAGATTACGTGAAAAACACTTTACAACCGTGGGTAACTCAACTGGAAGAAGAAGCGAATTACAAACTATATACGAAATCGCAAAGAAATTCTGGACTATATTGCAAATTCAATATGGATAGCGAGTTACGTGGCGATAGCGAAAGTCGTGCAAAAGTGCAACAAATCAATCTTTCTTACGGTATGAAATCACTTAATGAAGTAAGGGCGCAAAACGAAGATAGTCCTTATGAATCTGATTTAGCAGATAAACCACTAATGACATTGAACCTTGTTCCGTTGGATATAGCTGTTGAAGCAGCAACAAACCGTTATGGAGCAAGTCAACGAGTACCGAAAGGGGGTGAAGACGATGGAAAAGGAAATGCGAATACTGACGAATCAAGTGGAGATTCGAAGTGATGAAGGGGAAAAACCTGTAATCACTGGATATGCGCTTAAATTCGAACGTTGGAGTAAACCGATGTTCGGATTCAAAGAAAAACTAGCTAGAAACTGTTTAGACAATGCAGATATGACAGACACTGTAGCGCTAGTTAACCACGATTACAACCTTGTTTTAGGACGTGTTGGAGCGAACGTAACACTGACAGTTGATGAAATCGGATTGAGATTCGATATCACACCAACTGATACAAGTTATGCAAAAGACCTGTTAGAAAACATGAGAGCAGGGGTAATCAATAAATGTTCCTTTGGATTCACGATTGATAAAAACGGTCAAGAGTGGGTAGAAGGCGAAGAATATGACGAACGCACCATTACAAAAATCAAGAAATTGTATGACGTTTCGATTGTAACTGACCCAGCGTATGACGATACCGAAGCGGTAACGAATATGCGTAGTTATGAAGAATTCAAAAACAACAACCGTAACCGTGAAATCGAGTTACTAGATCTAGAAATGGAAATTTTTAAATAAAAGGAGATTTATAAAATATGAACGAACGTGAATTAAGAAAAGCATTAGCAGAAAAACAAGAAGCATACAACCTTGCTAAAAAAGAAGGTAAATCAACAGAAGAATTACGCTCTATTGTGGAGGAAGTAAAAGAATTACGTGCGCAACTGGACTTAGAATTAGAAATGCGTTCGAACTCTATTCCAGAAAAGGGTGAAGTAGTTGAAACAGAAGTACGTAAAGAAGAAGTGGATATCGAAAAAGAATATCGTAATATCTTTATGAAGATTGTTCGCAATCGTGCAACAAACAAAGATATGAACGATTTAAAAGATTTAGAAGAACGTGCAAAAGCTGAACCAACAGCAACACCATTCTTAAAATCAGCTACTGACGAAAACGGTGGGTACATCGTACCTAAAGATGTTCAAACTAAAATCAATGAATACAAACGTACTCAATTATTCGATTTATCAAAATTAGTAACTGTTGAAACAACACAATTTACTGAAGGTTCTCGTGTGTTTGAAAAATTGGCTACTCAAACAGCATTCGCCAACATTGATGAATGGGATACAATCAACGATATTCCTGCGCCACAATTCGAACAAAAATCTTACAAAATGAAATCATTCGCAGGAATTTTACCAACTCCACGACAATTATTACAAGATACTGACCAAAACCTTATGGATCACCTTTCTCGTTTTATTGCACGTAAATCTTTATTTACACGTAACTATAAAATCTTAGAAATCCTTAACGGTTTAACTAAACGTACTAAAGGTGTTGCGTTCACAGATGATTTAAAAGATATCTTGAATGTGGAATTAGACGGTGCGTTTGCAGCAAATGCTAAGATTGTTACTAACCAAGACGGATTTAACTGGTTAGATAAATGCAAAGATGAAAAAGGTAACTACTTAATTCAACGTGATGTAGCTTCTGCTACTGGTTTAACATTGTTTGGACATGAAGTAGTAGTTGTTCCTAACTCAACACTTGCTTCAACTGGTAAGAAAGCACCTTTATTCATTGGTGACTTAAAAGAAGCTGTAATGTTATTTGATCGTGGTGTATACGAAGTGAAAGGTACAGACGAAGGTGGTAAATCATTTGAACGTAATTCTTATGACATCCGTGTTATTGACCGCTTTGATGTACAAAAATGGGATGCTGATGCAGTTGTTGCAACCGAAATCGACACTACAAAAGAACCTGCATTCCCTTCTACTGGTAAGAAAACACCACAAGCATAATGATATAAAGGGGGTATAGATGTATGATTGTAACCCCACAAGAAATAGCAACAATCCACAGATATGATGAAGAAGAACTACCGTTTATCACTGATTTAATCAAAGGGGCGGAGTTCTTCTTATTTACTGCTGGAGCATATAAACCAACCAACCCACTGACTAAGGCTGTAACGGAATTAATCGTGGGTTTTTGGTTGGATAATCGGGAATCGAATTATACAGATTATATAAAAATAGGGCAGTTTCCATTGGGGATGCAATCATTGATTATGTCATTGCAATACTCACAAGGAGAAAATAAGTTGCCTGTGCAAGAATAGGTGGTGTGAATCATGAAAAAGGCAAGAGGAAATGATTTAAGACATCACATCCAATTCTATGAACAAAGAGATATTCCGAACAAACGAGGATATACACAAGAATGGACACCAGTATTCAAACTATGGTGTAGAAAAAAGGTAATCTTCCGTGAACAGCTTGAATCTGTTATATCTGGAGGGAATACCTTGCGTGACCGTAAAGAGTTAGAAACACGGTATACAACGAAACTGACTACAGAACATCGATTCAAATTCAAAGATAAGATGTATGAAATCTCTATCGTAGGCGATTCTGTAGGAGATTGTAAGACAATACGTTTTCTAGGCGAAGCAGTTGTGGACGGTGGTGCGTAATGAGTGGAAATTTAAAGATAACTGGTATCAATGAAACGATAGCTAAACTACAAAACATCAGTAAAACGGTTGATAGAAATGTCAATCGTATTATTCGAGAGAGTGCAGAACCTTATATGGAAGCACTAGAAAAAATAACACCTTATGACACCAGCGAAAAACGAAGACATCCGCAACATGCTAAGGAACATATCGTTAAATCGAATGTAACGAGAAACAGCGATGGCGATAAAGTCGTTAAAGTTGGTTATGACCACGATACAGGATGGTATATGTGGTTTTTGGAAAAAGGAACGTATAGTAAGGGGAATCCTAAAGGGATTGCTCCTAGACACTTTGTTGAAAAAACAATGGAAAGCACAAAAGAAGAAGTCGCAAAAGTTCAAATGGAAGGCTTGCAAAGATTGATAGAAAGGTATACGTGATGTTTGATTTAGAAATAGTAATTCAAAAGGCTTTAACAAGCAATAAAACAATCACAGATTATGTCGCAAAATCAAAGCAAGGTTATCCGAACATTGGGGCGAATCGAACCCCACACGGTATATTCCCTTTGATTGAATACCATCAAATCTTAGGAGAAGATGAGTTATTTAGTGACAACAAACTGTGGACACGTACTTATCGTTTTCAAGTAGGTATATACACTGAAAAGATGGATTACGATAAAGTGCAGAACGCATTGGACAAAACGATGCGAAATATAGGTTTTACATGTTATAGAGATTATACGTATGCGGTGGATGACACGAAAGTTATCCATCGCATTTTTAGTTACTCGATAAGCATTGATAAACCTAGATATTACAAATTATTAAAAAAATACAAATTGGAGAGTGAATAATATATGGCAAGAATCGGAGTAAGAAATTTACACGTTTTTCCTTTAACAAAGGATGATGCAACTGGAGCAACTTATGGTACAGCGGTGAAATGCGCACCATTAATGAAAGTAAGTTTGACTGCAAAAACATCAGAAGGTTCAGTATACGGTGACGATAGACAAGTTGATGGTAACTTCGGTATTACTGGTTATGACATTGTAATCGATACAACCGACTTAACACCTGACCAACAATCGTTATTACTAGGACACAAGAAAGACAGCAAAGGTGGTATCACAGTAAGTACTGAAGATGAAGCGCCTTATGTTGGGGTAGCGTTTGAATCTAAACGATCTGACGGTAAGAATGAGTATTCTGTTCTTTACAAGGTTAAATTCTCACCTACCAATGAAGAATACGAAACTAAAGGCGAAAACATCACTTATAAGACGCCATCATTAGTAGGTAAGGCAATCGCTCGTGAAAATGACAGTAAATTAAAATATACCGTTGTTTCATCAACTACACCAGAAAATTGGTATACAACACCACAAAAATCAGAAGAATAATCATGATTAATTGGGGGTTAGGAAACTAACCCTCTCTTTTTTTGGAGGTAAAAATGGAAATTAAAATTGGTAAAAAAACATATAAAAGCGGAAGTCACAACATGAAACTATTGTTTGACTTAACAAAATTAAGAAGTGAAATCGACAAACGTTACAGAATTTCTATGAGCGGAGATACGGACGAAATCCAAAAGCTATTATCAACTATAAACCCGTGTGAAGATATCGAAAAAAACGTAAAACTAGTATGTCGTTTCTTTGGTAATCAATTTACAGAAAAAGAATTTATGGAAGGCTATCACGCAGAATCAATGCAAGAATTCAATACTTTAATTGAGTTGATGACATTAGAAGCTATTTCGGGAGTTACTGACATCCTAGGTGAAGAAAAAAAGCCACAGACCCCGACTTCGAAGAAGGAATCGAAATAATTACATTCATTAAAGAACTCTATTCATTATTGATGGAAAAATATAATTGGACACCAGAACAGATTGATAATTTAGAAATCACAAAAATTATTGATTTAGAGTTTGGTAGTTGGAAGAAAGAAGTTAAGGAGAAAGAACCATTAGAATACATCGATGGAATAGAAGGATTTTCGTAGAAAGGAGGTAAATTATGGCAGGAACACCATTTGGAAAATTAGTGGTGGAATTAGGACTGAATAATGTTGCTTTCACAAAAGGCATTGAAGATGCTCAAAAAAATCTAAGAACTTTAAACCGTGCTATCAAGAATTCTGACCAAGATATCAAATTGATGGGTGCAGGTTCGCAAGCAGCTTCCACTAAATTAACTTTATTATCACAGGCTTTTCAAGTTACAGAAAAAGTAATTGCTAGTACGAAAATAAAATTAATGGAAGCAGAAGGAGAATTAAAAAAGCTTAGAGCTGAAATAGAACGAACAAATACGAAAACGGATGAACAAACAGAATCAGAAGCAAAGCTAGTTAAACAGATTGAAAACCATAAACGTAAGCTAGTGGATGCAACCGCAAGTTTATCTAGCTATAAAAGAGAGTATCAATCTGTAGCTAGAGCGCATGCGGAAGCGAATAACAGTTTCATTCAAGCAGGTAATAAGCTAGAAGAAACTGGTAAACGATTAACTGAATCTGGTAACAGAATCTTAAACGTAGCTCGTGGATGGACGTTTGCAGGGGCAATCTTAGGAACTGGCATCGGATTAGTTGCTAAAGAAGCGATTGAGTACGAAAAAGCTATTGCAGGGGTTCGTAAGACTACTGACCCTACAGCTGCAAAATTACAAGAATTCTCTTTAGGATTCCGCAAAATGTCCACAGAGATTCCAGTTGCAGCTAAAGAATTAGCGAACATGGGTCAAATGGCAGGGCAATTAGGGATTCGTAACGATAGCTTGTTAACATTCGTTGAAACGATGGCTAAACTACAAACCGCTACGAACATCATCGGTGAAGAAGGTGCAGCTGACCTTGCTAAATTCATGAATATTATGGGCACATCTCAAGACAGAGTATCTAATCTAGGTTCTGCATTAGTTGATTTAGGTAACCACTTTGCTACGACCGAAAAAGATATTCTTGATATGGGTAAAAACCTTGCTGGGGCAGGTAGACAAATCGGACTATCCGAAGGTAGTGTGTTAGGGATTGCGACTGCATTAAGTTCTGTGGGTATTGAAGCAGAAAAAGGTGGTAGTGCGTTCTCTAAAATCATGATTCAGATGGCATCCGCTGTAGATACTATGGACACTAGAGCGGGTAGTAAGTTGAGAGAGTTTGCAGGTGTATCTGGAATGACTGCAGAAGCATTTGCAAACTTATTCAAATCTAATCCTGCAGGAGCTATTGCAGCATTCGTGGAAGGTTTAGGTAGCGCAAACGAAAGAGGAACTACTGCTATCGGTATCTTGAAAGAAATGGGCATTAAAGAAGTTCGTTTAAGAGATACCTTATTACGTGCTGGTGGTGCGCATAAGTTATTCAATGAAGCGGTAAACATGGGTAATAAAGCCTTTAGAGAAAATACTGCATTACAAAAAGAATTTAATACATTTAACGATACCACAGCAAGTAAGTTAGAACGTGCTAAGAACAAACTTACTGATCTAGCTATCGAAGCGGGTGGAAAATTACTTCCAGTTATTGCTGATTTAATTGGTAAATCTGGTTATGTAATTGATAGCGTTAAAGGAATGGTAGAAGGATTTTCTAATCTTCCAGAACCTGTTCAGAAAACAGCGTTCGCAATGACTGGTCTATTTTTAGCAGGTGGGCCAATTTTAGGAATGTTCGGACAAGCTAAGAACATGATTGGGTTGTTTGATGAAAGTTTAGGAAAGTTTCTTAAAGATATCGGTAAAGCTCAAATCAAATCGCAAGAAACAAAAGGTGCGTTCGATTTGGCAAAAGGTGCTATTGAAGGTACTGGAAGTGCTTCTGAAATCGCAGGCGGAAGTGTAGCAAAATTAGGTGGTGAAGTTGCTAAAACTGGTGGATTTTTCACTAAATTAACCAGTATTGGATTGAATCCGTGGTTATTAGGTGCAGCTGCTGCAATCGGAGTAGGAATTGTAGCGTGGAAAGCATTCGGAGAGCAAGCACACGAAGCGTTTAAGAGTTCTGAAAAAGTTAAACGTTGGGGTGTTGAAGTATCAGACGAAATCGATTCAGCGTTAAAAAAAGCAGAAACCTTTGGTAATAACGCACAAACGTTTATCAATAAAGGTTTTACTATTGACGACAAAATCAAAGGTGAAGCACAGAAACAATTTAGTGGGATGTTTGATGCTTTAAAATCCACAGCTGATAAGCAGATTAAGGAAATCGAAGAATCTTACAACAAACTTCCAGAAAAAGTAAAAGGTGCATTATCTAAAGAGGTCGAAGAACGTAAATCACAAATTGGTGAATCTAAGAAAGTTATCGAAGAAAACGAAGCTAGAATCAACGAGATTTACGATAAAGCAAGTCAAGAAAGACGTAAGTTAACTAGAGAAGAAATCGCAGAAATTAATCAATTACGGAAAGAAGCGTATCAAGAAGAAGCAAACATTCTTAGCGCAAACGCAAAAGACCGTAAAAAGATTATGGAAAACTTGACGGAAAGTTTGACGAAGCTAGATGATAACGAATTACAACAACGTCAATCGTATCTAGCTAAATTAGGAAAAACCGAACAACAAACCTTAAATGAGAACTTAAACTCATTAAAAGAGTTATGGCAAAAAGGAACTATTAGCGCTCGAAGCTATGCAGACCAAAAGTTAGAAATTGAAAAAGACCACAACGTTAAAATGAAAGAGATTGCATTACAACGTTATCAAGCGTTTCAAGAAGAAATGAAACGTAATGAATCGTTGGGAGATGAAGAAGCAGGAAGACGAAATCAAATCATTAAGTCTGCTGCAGAAAAAATGCTAAAAGATTACGGTTTTACCGTTGAAGAAATGGAAAAACTTTCTAAACAACAAGCGGATAATGTTGCATTAAGTGCTAAATACATTTCTAACACAATGGAAGAATTGGGTTACAAACTTTCTGATAGTACTAAGAAAGCGAATATCGCATGGGAAACAATGATTACGGATGAAAAGACTGGAAATATTGTTAAGAACATCGATGAAGTGTTACGTAAAGCAGTAAGTACTGAAAAAGGTTGGAACGACCTTAAATTCATTATCCATAATGCTAAGTTAACATCTAATGCTAAAGAACAAATCGAAAAAGCGTTAAAAGCGACAGATAAGTGGAATGATTTAGATCCAGAAACAAAATCATTCTTAACTGCTACAAACATCGGTGAAACGATGGCACACATCCTGCAGGATAAAGGTAAGTGGGATGGATTGACTATTGATGAGAAGAAAGCAGTCTTAAATTATTCTGGATTGAATGAAGGAATAATCAAGATTATTGAAGCTAAGAATCTGTGGGATAACACAGAATTTGTTAAGAAATTAGCTGAAATTAATACTAATGCTCCAGACAGTCAGAATAAGATTGATAAGTTGTTAGAAACTTACGGTGTGTTAGAACGTAGAATCCAAAATCCTGCAAACGTTCGTACAATTACGGATGCAGACGGAACTGCTAGACAGGTTGAAGGTTTAACAGAAAAAGTCGAACGGAATATGTATCTAAGTGCGCAAGGAAGTTATTTCAACACTAGCACAAATGCTGGTGATGTAGCGTATTCAATCGCAAATTATAACGACTTAGTGAACAGCGCTTATAACAAGACGGTTTACTTCACTATTGCATATCAAGAAACAGGAACAAGTGCATTAACGACATGGCAAAACATGTTGAATAGTGGAAGACGATACGCAACAGGTACAGATGGACACAGTGGAGGTTTAGCTTATCTAGGTGACGGTGGAAGACGTGAACCGTTCTTAACACCTGATGGATATTTCGGAGTATCACCTTCCACAGATACGTTATATGACCTACCTAGAGGAACAAAGGTTTGGTCGAGTATCGATAATTTTAAACGTGATACATTGCATAAGCCTTATTTATCTGGGTATTTAAGTCAGTTACCACGTTTTGCAAAAGGAACTGTAAAAAGCTTCTTAGACAAATCAGACGTGAGAGTGCCTAATGTATTTAGTTCTGGGGGTCAAGTCGATAATTCAACGTATGCTCCAGTACTGCACATCGAACACTTCCACGCAGAAAACAATATGGATGTAGAAGAACTATTCAGACAGTTTAAATGGATGATTAAAAGGGAGAGTGATAGATAGTGAAACACTTTATTAAATTTAACGGTAAATCTTCATTAGACCTACACTTGCTCTTATCTGGAGATATACAACACGTTGTAGCACAAAACGATGTAGAAGAAGTCGAAGTTTTAGGTAGAGATGGAAGTATCATTGTGGATAAACACCGTTTGAAGACGGTTGTGCAACCATACGAATTCTACTTAAAGCTTCCTGCTAAAGTAAAAATGCAAAATGCTATTGATGCAGTATCCGATTGGTTGTCGCCAGTCGGGTACTGTGAATTAGAGAAATCGTGGGATAAAGATTACATCTATTTAGCTGCATTCAATGAAACATTTAGTGTATCAGAAACGTTATTCTATTTAGGGAAAATGGCTGTTAATTTTAAAATCCACCCTATTAAATACTTAAAGAGTGGTAGAGAATTCGTAGAAGTTCAGAACAATTCTGAATTAGTAAACCCTACAAATAGAACAAGTCTTCCAGTATTGAAAATAGCAGGAAATGGTAATGTAAAAATTACTGTTTCGAACACTCATGGAAGACAGGAAATGAAACTTGAAGATATCGAACGAAAAGTATTTGTAGACTGTGAAAACGAGGTTGCGTACTCGGAAGATGGCAATTCTATGTTAAGTGTTTACGGTGCAGATTTTATACATCTTGATATAGGGACTAGTCGAATTTCATGGGACAACCCTTCAATGAAAGTTTGGATACAAACGAATTGGGGTGTTAAAGTTTGAGTAAAATATTCGTAGAAATTAAAGGTTCAGACAAAGTAGGATATTTGAAAGATTGGTTAGTAGCCCCAAAAGTCAAAAGAAGAGGAACTCAATTAGAATTTGAAGGTGTGTATCGTGCTGATGGCGTGAATGCACACCTTCTTTATAAAGGGAATATCATTCACAGCGATGCTGATGCAAGAAATAAAGAACAGCAATTCGATATTATTCGTACAGTTTTCGTTGATGATACAAGGATTGAAGTTTATGGAGTACACGTAGCGCATCGGTTAAAGTATTTAAGTTTGCTTCCTAATGTTACAGCAGAAGGGCCAGGATACCATTTACTTCGAACGTGGCTTGACAGCATTGTAGGTCGTAACAAATTCAATATGTGGAGCGATATTACAGAAACTGCAAAAATCGAATGGAGTTTAGATAAAATATCAAACGCTAGAGAAGCGCTTTACGGTCACGAATTGTCTCTAGCAACGGTACTTAAAGCAGATGTAGGATTTGATAATTACGAAATTAAATTATCCAAAAATTTAGGCAAGCGTAGTAATGTCGTGTTGAGTTATGGAAAAAATATAACTGAATTCAGACAAGAAGATAATGATGAAGATGTTTTTACTAGTGTATATCCTTATATGATTCATGAAAAGAAAGTATATACATTAGATGAAAACGAAAGAGTTGTCGATAGTCCTTATTCTAATAATTTTTTATTTGCTCGTGTTCTTCCTGTGGATTTTACAAGCGAGTTCAAAGAAGATGAATTCGATGGTGGAGATGCAGGAGAAAATGAAGCAGAAGGAATTGGAGAAGGGGAAGTTGAAGAAAAATATACAGCTAGTGGTGGTTCTTGGAAAAGAAATAGTACAGGCTGGTGGTATGAATACCCTAACAAGAAGTATCTAAAAAATTGTTGGAAATATATTGATAACGAATGGTATCGATTTAAAAAGAGTGGATACATTTATCAAAACGCATGGTTTAGAGATAAACACGGAAACCGATATTACTTTAAAGATTCTGGAGCGATGGTAACAGGATGGTACAAAGTTAAGAAGAAATGGAAGTATTTCTTATGGTGGGGCGGATTAGATAAAGATAGAAAGAAACCTTACGAGTTAGATAAAGCGAAACTTAGACAGTTAGCAGAAAAATACATCCGTGATCATAACATCGGATTCCCAAAAGTTAATGTGACTGTTTCTTTTGTAGATTTAATGGCTGAAAACCCGAATTTCAATGGAGATATTGCGGTTTATGATGAAGTAAAAATCAAATTCCCAAAATTAAATAACGCAGTAAGTAAAGCAAGAGTTATCGGAACAGTATGGCTACCGTTATCCGATACTTACGAAAGCATTACTGTAGGTAATGAAGAATCCACATTAACTCAATCGATAACCAGTCGAGTTGAAAACAAATTAAGTAAAGTAGAAGCGCAATTAGCGGAACAAGCTAGTGCGATTAAAGAAAATGAAAAGTTGTTATTCAGTGAAAGTGATGGAGAAACAAACGTCACTTATACATCAGCTACATTAGATGAAGAAAGTCCGTTAGGATTCCAAAAAGACGATTTATTATTAAAAGATAATAAATTACAACGATGGACAGGTACGGAATGGAAAGATGTAGAAACTAAATCGGATGTAGATGTTTCACACATCGCTATGGGAATGACTGACTTAAAAACACAAATGAAAGTGTTGAAGCAAGAACAAGATGCAAAAGCAAGTCTTTCTGTCGTATCCGAATTAAAACGTGCTTATGATGCATATGTAGATAAGGAAACAAAAGATAAAGCAAAAGCGGAATCAGACCTTATCGAAATGTGGAAGCGTGTCGAACAAATCAAACATGATTTAGGCAACATGTCTGTTACCTATAAATTCATAGACCAAAATGTACGATTAGCGAACGAAGGAATTTCAGTAGGTAATCCATCTGGAGATTGCTACTTGTTAATTGCTAATAATCGTATGTCGATGTTTAGCGCAGGTCAAGAAGTTATGTATGTATCGCAAGGTATGCTTCATATTGATAACGGGGTATTTACTAAGACGTTACAAATTGGTAATTACATCGAAAGTCCATTAGAAAGCAATCCGAATATTAATGTTGTTAGATTTGTAGGGAGAAGGTGATTAGTTGCAAAGATTATATTTTAATGGGAATTGGAAAGGCTATGTAGAAATAACCACGGAATTACTAGGTCAGAATAATGTCGATGCAACTAGTAATGTTAGGGTTACTGCCAGAATCGGACAAGACCCGCCTAACGCTATCGATTTTGGCGATGTAGGCGCTTATTTAGGGCTTTATTTAGGTGGTGTGAGTAAATACCTATATTTTGGCGAAATGCAGTTAAATGGCAATTCTAGACTTCTAGGAACGCTTGATTTCACACTCACACACGATGAAGTAGGGAATGTGGATTCTGATTTAAAAATATGGAGTTGGAATACGGAAGGTTTATCGTGGAATGGATTAAATTGGGGTAGTTTAACTCATACAATTTCAATTTCAGTTCCACAGATTATTCGCTCTGGTATTATTGAATCAGTATCGAACATTACGTATATCGGTGAATCCGTAACAGTGAAAATCAAAGATAATGAATCTGGATTGAAGCATCAAGTGTGGTATCGAGCTTTCGGAAGTTACTGGATAGATTTAGGTAAAAATATCGATAACGAAATCACGTTTACCACAGATAGAGAATTATATAAAAAGTCTGGAAATTCTGATGAAGGTTATTTAGATATTTCGGTAAGAACATTTAAAGACGGCAAACAATATGGAGGGGATGTTTATAAAGAGAACATCCCTATTAAAATACCCGAAGAAATCAGACCAAAAATAAGCGACATCGTATTTACTGATAATTACGCAAAAAGTAAGAAATTGAACATACCGATTTTCTTGCAAAACTTATCAGATATTAATTACGAGGTTCAAACTGCCAGTGATTCTATAACAGAACCTAATACGTTTTATATCAGTATTGAAGGAACAGATAGAGCATATTTCGGCAAAACTGGAAACATCGGTTCATTCCATGATACTGGGTCTGTAACATTCAGAGTTTATGCTAAAGATGTTCGTGGTCGTACTTCGAACACGATTAAAAAAACCGTACAGGTGTTGCAGTACAAATCACCTAAATTACTATTTGTCGTTCGAAGAAGTGGTGCTAGAAATGAAACGTTAACAGTCACACGTACCGCAAAGATTGAACCGTTAATTCACAATGGAGTGCAATACAATACATTTTCGTTGAAGTTTTACACTAAACGAATTGAAGATGAATATTTCATAGAAAATCAAGGCGGTTCATTAGAAACCAATTCCACATATCAATTATTAGAACATAGTGCGAATTTAAACGGTGCATTCCAAACTGCGAAATCATTCGTGGTTAAAGGTGTATTAAAAGATGCATTTTCAGAAGTTGAATATATCTTCACTGCTAGTACAGAAGATGTCGTTTATTCATATTCTCCAGACGGTATTGGTGTTAAAAAAATATGGGAACACGGTGCATTAGATGTCGGTGGAGATGTATGGGTAGGTGGTTACTTAGCGATTAAGAACAATCGTCACTCACTACCATTTACAGGGAATGTGGATACGTTAACGAGAGCTGGTAATTATTACGTTTTCAACTCAACTAACATTCCAGCTGCAGCAGGTTATTTAATCGTATCCTCGCATCCAGATAACGACCAATACGCAGTTCAACATTTTACACCTTTTAATTCGTCTGTAACTCATGTTAGAAGACGTGAAAAGAATGTGTGGACACAATGGACAAATGTGTGGACGGATGTAACGTTAGTAAACGGTTGGCGAAAATACTACGATTCGCACTATACGTTGCAATATAAAATCAATAATAACGGTTCGATAGAATTAAGAGGTTCTATAGCTGGAGGTAATAGCAAAAACGGACAAATGATTTTCAAAATTCCGACCGAAGTAAAAACAGTAAAACAATCCTATGCCCAAGCTGTTACAGGAAACTATCAACCGTGTGTAATAACGATTTATAACAATGGTACTGTCATTTGCGGTAACGGTGTTGAAAGTAGTTGGTTATGTTTTGATGGAATAACAATTTCAATTTAAAAACAGGAGTGATTTTATGTTACTTGTAAACATGGAAAAAGTATCACAAGAAATCGAAATGGCTAACGCTCTAATGATTAAAGAAAAAAGAGCTATCGAAGACTTAAATGGCAAGCGTGGAAGTTTAGAATCTCAATTAGAAAACGTGATGAGAGACATTAATAATCATATTACTAATATTGCTAAATATGAAGCGGATATTCGAGATATAGAAAAAGCTAGAGAGATTGTGATGAAGATTGCAGAAAAAGATGCGGAACAAGATAAGTTAAGACGAATGGAAGGAGTTTCGCCACAATAAAATTTAGGGAGTGGTTGCTTATGCACCTAGACATTTACGATGTTGTTAAAATTGTTGGGTTCATTATCAGTTTAATCGGATTCTGGAATATGATGTCTGGAAAGATTACAGCCCAAGAACAACGTCTAACCAAAGTAGAAATGGTTGGTAAGAAAAATGAAGAACAGTTAATGAGACATCAAACAAGATTAGATAACCACGATGTAGATAATAAAATCATGTTGCGGTTAGTCGAAAAAGTAGATGCATTAAAAGAAGATATTCAAGAAATTAAACAAAAATTAAACAAGGAGTGATTTTTTATGATGATCAATTGGAAGGTACGTATTTTAAATAAAACATTTTGGGTGACTTTAGTTCCCGCTGTAGCATTATTGTTACAAACATTCTTAGCAGTGTTTGGAATCAAGTTAGAGCTAGGTGAAACAATCGATAAATTGTTAGTATTTATCAATGCGCTATTCGCCGTATTAGTGATTGTGGGTGTGGTTAACGACCCAACAACAAGCGGTGTAAATGATAGCACACGAGCAATGACGTACGAACGTCCGAATAATCAATAGAACAGGATTAGATTAGAAAGGGTAAGTCCCACTAGTCAAACATAGAGGTAGGTATGCATACGATGCGCCTATCTCTTTTTATTTATAGGAGGTAAATATGTTTACATTAAGACAAGCAATTAGTTATGTAAGAAATTTGTCAGATAACAACATCGGTGTTAACTTTGATGGCTGGTACGGTTGGCAATGTTGGGATTTAGTAGCAAAAGTAATATATGAAGCTACTGGAAAAGTAGTTAATGGAAATGCTATTGATTTACTGGATTCTGCTAAAGCACTAGGGATTGAGGTCGTTTATGAAGCTCCCGGAGTAATTGCAAAAGCTGGAGATATATTCGTAATGTCTGTTCCGGGTTCTCCTTACGGTCATACGGGTGTAGTTATCGAGGATTCGGATGGGGTTACACTTAAAACGATTGAACAAAACGTTGACGGAAACTGGGACTACTTAGAAGTAGGAGGACCCGCTCGTTATCGTACACGTTCGTATACTGGTATGGTTGGATATATTCGTCCAAACTATGCTACTGATTCAGAAAACGTCAAACGTCCTAGTGGTTGGATTGAAGATGAAAAGGGTTGGTGGTATAGAAACGATGACGGCTCTTATCCTAAGAATAAATGGGAAAAGATTAACGGAAGTTACTTCAGATTTAATAACAATGGATACGCTCTTGAGAATACTTGGTATAAAGATGAACAAGGGCTATGGTATTGGTTAAAGTCGGGAGGATACATGGCTGTCGGTTGGCAACAAATAAACGGAAAATGGTATTACTTTAACAATCTTGGAGAAATGCAAACAGGTTGGATTCAATACTTCGACAAGTGGTACTATTGCACGGAATCAAACGGTGATATGGTGTCCAAGGAAGTTCGAAAAATTGGGGATAAGTTCTACTACTTCAATGAGAACGGCGAGATGTTGGAACGTGCTGCGGTCTATGTAGACGAAAACGGAGCGATTCATTTCAAATAATAATAATCAAAACAAGCCTACCTTAATTGGTAGGCTTTTTTATTTTGCCCTTTATGCTATAATCATTTTAAGGGGTGTTGAAATGGATAATGTTTATTTATTATTAGAAATTATTGAAGACATTGAAGAATACGGTGCAGATTATCCAGTCTATGCGATATATAAAAATGATTTAATATATGACTACTGGTATGTGGAAGAACCCGAAGTAGGGTTGGATATGGAAGGTACTAAAATTATTATGGAACACTACGAGGAATTAGATTGTATAGATAAAGATTCTGTACGTGAAATGTCATTATTAGAGTTATTGAATCGTTTGAGAGTGCAGGTGGAAGAAAAAAATAATTGAGTACATTTTGAGTACGTAATAATGTAATTATGTTATTATATCAACGGTTTTCGAATCCCTCCTGAAACGTATTTTTATATCTAAACAAATCCCTATGTATCAATGTC